TCAGCCCTGCTCCCCCGCCTTGACGATGCCGTGGTAGTAGGCCGCCAGCTTCGCCTTGGGGCCGGGGCCGTCCTTGTCGAACAGGAACGCCTGGGCCAGCTCCGCGAAGAACTCCGCCGTGCTGACGCCGTAATGGATGGCCACGCTGCCATAGTCGGAATACATCATGTTCATGGTGATCCACCAGCACCACGGGGAGATCTGGTCCCACGACAGGCCCATGCTCTCCGCCAGGGCCGTGGTCTGCTCCATGGGCCAGTGCGGGCCGGTGGTGCCGTCCTCGTTGACCATGTGGGCCGCCCACGCCTCCGCGTCAGCCTTGGTCATCTCCCGGCCCGTGCAGATCGCCCCCTCGGCGCTCTTGAGCATGTTTAGACATTCCACCATTGCCATGATCCCCTGCGCCGCGTTGGGTGTGGCAGGGTTCCGCATATACTCCCGGATGCTGTATTCCAGCTTGGGGATATACGCCTTGATTTGCTCATGCAGATTCTCCATGGTTGTCCTCCTCTCCGGCCGTCGGGGCCTTCATGGCCTCCTTGACCTTATCAATGGCAGCGTTGCCGATCTGGTTGCCGATGCTGCGGCCGGTAGGTGTGGCAGCCATGACGCCCAGCAGCATTCCGATTAACAGCTGCATCATGCCGCGCCTCCGTCAGATCCGCTGGACCCGCAGGGCCACGTTGTCAACGGTGGCCTCCACGCCGGTCAGCACCAGAGTCAGAGCCGCACCGGCAGCACAGCAGGGCTGCCGCACCAGCGCCGTGAGATCGAGGTTGACCGTGCCGCTGGCCGCGCCGGTCTCGGTGGCAGTGGCGCCGGGGACAGCTACGCCGTCCTTGTAGAGCGTGACGGTGACAGCTCCGGCCGCCGTGAGGGTGGCGGTGATGGAGGCGTCCACGTCATAATAGCCGGTCCCGGCAAGGTTGACCGCGTTGCCGTTGAGGGCAATGTCGCAGCCGTACCGCCGGATTAGGCCGCCCAGAGGAATGACGCCGCCAACAGCTACCGCCGTGGGAGTTTGCATGGCAGTGTACAAAGCAGATTTACAACTCATAATTTTTCTCCTTTCAAAATTGAAGGGCGGGGCACCGGCCCCGCCCATTACCCGGCCAAAGGGGCCTGAACTATTTCCGATGTGGAAAAGTTGCTCAGATGTTGCCGCTGCCGTTGCAGCCGCAGGATGCGGGAATAATCTGGCCGCTGCAGGTGGACGCTACGCCGTACAGATTCGGCTTCGTCAGCATCCGGCCCTCGATGGCATCCAGCCGGCGGTTGAAGCCACAGCAGCAGTCGGAGATCTTCGCCGCCAGAGCGTCGGTCTGCTCCTTGGTGAAGATGCCGTTCTTGAGGTTCTGGTTCTCCATCTTGAGATCGAAGATGGTCTCCTGGAGGCGCTGCTCATAGATCCGGCTGGCCTGAGAGGTAATGGCCTCCGTGCTGGCGTTGATGGCCATACGGGTGTCATTGCTCTGCTGCTCGATGAGGTACTGGGTCCGGGCCGTGTCGGCGATCTCCTGTCTCTCGATCTCGCAGTTGCTCACCCGGTTACAGCCCTCCTGCGGGGGATAGGGATTGTTGCCGCGATTCCAGCCCCAGCCGCCGCCGAAATTCCCGCCGAAAATGGCGAAAATCACGATGATGACAAAGAGGACTGCAATCCAGCTCATACCAGTGCTACGATCTTCCATGTGTTTGTGCTCCTTTCGTGTTTTTATTCCAACCGGCTATTTCAGCCGGGGGAATTTGGTGGAACCGCCCGCTTTCCCCTTCTGAGGGGTCTGTGAGCCGTTCTGTGCGCCGCCAAGGATCTTGTTAGCATCGGAGCGCAAAGCCTCCGGTGTGGTCCCCAGAAGGCCGCACAGGGCCTTTGCCTGCATGGTCTTTCCGTAGCGGGCATACAGGCTGTTGGCGATATTGGGGTCAATGCCCAGCCGCCTGGCGGTGCTTTGGACGCCTTCCAGCGTGTCAGCCGTCCCGCTGATCGCCTGCTCCGCCTTCTGCACCGCGTTTTGCAGGTCGGCGCTGGGGAACATCCTCGACGCGGCCGCTATGATCTGCTTGAGATCCATTCTCCTTCAGCTCCTTTACCTGGGCCGACAGGCCCTTGATAATTTCCGCCATGTCGCTCATGGCCGACTGCATCTCACCCATCAGCTCCTCCTGCGTCTTGGGCGGGGTGATGACGCCCAGCTCCACCAGCTTGTCATAGTACTGCTGGGTGGTGCCCTCCAGTTCCGTGTAGGCCGCTGCGGTCTTTCCGATGATCTGCTGACGGTTGCCAAAATAGTCCACCTGCCAGATGTCCGCGCCGTCGATGGCGCACATCAGGCAGCTGGAGCCCGTATATCCTGCGATTGCGAATTGCTGATCCATAGCGCACCTCCTTTTTCTTACCCTCATGATACAAAAAATCCAGACAGCCAAACTGCCCGGAAACTGCCTGTATTCTGCCCTTAAACTGCCCCGAAAATATTTTGAGAAATTCGGTTTAACCTATTGACAATAGGTTAAACCTATGCTATACTTTAGGTACAGTAAAGGAAAGGGGATCACAAATATGAAACGAATTTTGATGGATACCTACGAAATCTTCGGAGAGAACGCAGAGGCCGCTGCCGATTACATCAACGAACAGGAATCCCGGATGATCTCCGCTGGTGCGGCAAATGAGTATTTCAGCGAGGACTACCACGAAAATATGAAGCGCTTCAAAGCCGAAGCCGCCGAGAAGTTCGGGGTAACCTTCAAGAGCCTGTTTTAAGCCATGCCGGACAGCGAAGCGAAGCGGGCGTGGGCCGCACAAAACACCACCTTCATCGGGCTGAAGCTGAACAACAACACCGATACCGATATCCTCGCCGCGCTGGAAGGCAAAGCCCGCCAGACGGAGATTAAACGGCTAATACGCTTGGGATTGGAAAAGGAAGGACGAAGATCATGAGCAGAGTGAAAATGGTTTTGAAGTGCGAGCACTGCGGGAAAACTTTTGAACATATCCACATGTGCCGCAATTCCACCGAGGCTGGAACTTATGAAGCATGGGCGCGAGAGAATATCACCACTTGCCCGGACTGCTACGCGGCGCAGAAGCGTGCGCACCAGCTGGACGCCGTTTCCGGTTACATTTCCAGCTTCAGCGAACAGCACCCCCTTCCCCAGATCACCGGCGTTTCTGAAAAGCAGATCGCTTACGCTTCCAGCCTGCGGGAAAAATTCATCCGCGATGATCTATTGAAAATCCAGCTTGATGTAAACCGTTTCTTTGAAATCGCGGACAAGATCAAGCCGGAAAACTGCGACGAAGCCGGGCGGGATCTCATGCGCAAGGCCGCAGCCGATGCCGGGAAGCCCTTTGAAATCTGGTTTGAAGCGTTCCGGGCGGACCGTCTCCGGCGTTATTTCAGCCTGATTTATGCGGCCGACGCTGCCAAAATTGAAACCATTTTCGCGGAATCCAACGCTTCCAAGATCATCGACGCGTTGAAATAAAAAACAGGAGGAAAAGCACATGATCGCACATCTTTACAAGATCCCTTCCACCTTCCGGAATGTTCCAGACGCGGCGAAGGTTCGCGCGGTTCCCTTTGAAAATTTCCCCGGCACCTGGCTGCACGCAACGCTTAATTTGCCCGACGGTCTCCGCGTGGCCGACTCAAAATACGGAGAAGGGGCCTTTATCACGGACTCCGGCGAGGTCGTTAGCGAGGCATACGCGGACCCCGAACAGATCAGCGGAAACGATCTGAAAGGCCGCGTTACCGTGCGGGACTCTTCCGGGAAATTCCTTGTTGATACCGTTGTCACCTGGCATTAAGTCTTCAAACCCAAAGAAAAAGCCGTGTCCGAATCGGACACGGCTCTTCTTTTTACCCCTGCATATCATCCGCGATCTTGGCGTAGGCACGCCGCCGGATCTTGGCCAACCCGTCCACGCTGACGTGGAGCAGCGCCGCCGCTTGTAGGCAGCTCTGGCCGTTGACGTCCACCGCCAGCACCGCCGTCTCCTCGTCAGGCGGCAAGCCTACCAGCCGGACGGCCTGCGCCGCCCGGGCCGGGGCCATGGATGACAACAGCGCCCGGATCTCTCGGTTTGTTTTTTCCATAGGTTCCCCAGACTTGCAGAGCGCTAAAAAGCGTGGATGTTGCCATCTTCTGGCCCTCCTTTCAGATTTTAGCCTGTCCAGTCGGCTTTTGCTTCCCTCACATCAATGTGCGTGAAGCCTTTCTTGGCGTAGATGCCGACGCCGCCCCAGTCTGGCATGATCGACCGGGCGAAGGCCGCCACCGTCTCCGGCTTCTGGCCGCTGACGGAGATATCCGCCGCCATGCCATAGCAGTGCTGGCTATGGGCCACGCCGCCAACCTTGGCATTGTACTGCGGCGTGCGATACCCGCTGTTGATAACCACCGCTGCCCCAAAATGGGCGCGGATAGTTTCCAGCACCATCACCAGCCGGGGAGCCACCAACACCGCGTCAGACCCGTCTCCACACGCAAACTCCCGCACCTTGAAATGGGCGGAGAGCTGCTTGCCCCCGGAGGCGGCTTTGCTGTAAGCGTGGATCTCAACCATGGTTATCCCCCCAGATCTGATACAGCGCCCGGACCATGTCGGCGCGGGTCACGGTCTCCCCGGCGTTGGCATCCGTCAGCAGGCCGTGGGCCTTGCCCCATACGAGGGCTTGATCTTCATTCTTGATCGCCGACCGCTCCCAGAACAGCAGCAGCGTGGGCACCTTCCGGCTACTGATCACCTTGCCCCCGGGAAAAATGCCCTGCGTGGAGCCGCCGCCGTCCAGCATGAGGGCATCCACCACGCCCAGCCCCAGCAGCTTGTTCTGAAGCTGCTCACGGGTCAGGCTGGCCTTATCGCACCACAGCACCACCTTGCCGTTTGCCAGCCAGCCCACCGCCGTCCGGGCGGCAGACCGGGCCACGTCCGGCGTCAGCTCCCGGTACAGCTTGGAGCCGCCCTTGAGAATCGGGACGCCGGAGAGAAAGGATACTCCCCGGCCCGTCAGCATCTTCGGAAGTCCGTCAGTGCCGATGGAAATGCCCCAGTCCTGGTATTTGTCCCGGCTGATGATCTTCCCGTCGATCACCGTCCAGCCCACCGGCTGAAACTTCCCGTTGAACAGGTAGCCGTTGATGATGTGGGTGCAGCCGGTCTTGGCCTTGATCTGGGCCGGTGTCAAGCGCTGCGTGTTGTGGTAGATCTGCGCACGGGCGCAGTCGAACGTATCAACCATGGCGCACGCGAGAAGCCTTGATGAAGTAGCCGTCCTCGTCATAAGTCACCTCATAGGTGGCTCCGACGATCCGCTGGATCTGGACGGTGCCCGCCAGATCCTCCCGGCGATGGGTATCCAGCGTCTGAGGAAGCGCCTCCGGCTCGGTCTCAGCGGGGATGAAGCCCTCCTTCATCTCCTGCTCCGTCCAACCGGCCACGCCGCCGTCCGGGTTCAGGTGGAAGTTGGCCCCCGCCTCCTTCAGTTCCGCATTGATGGCCTCGATGGTCTTGCCGTTCTGCTTGCCCTCGTTGATGATGTTCTCGTAGATCTTGTTCATAATATGTCCCCTTTCAAATTTACGGTTGATTTTTCAACCGGTTTTAACTGTTTTTGTCCTCGGCCACTCGCTGGGTGCCGAAGTAGAAGCCGATGACCACCGTGAAGATGGTCAGGAACTCGCTGCCGCTGATGGTCTCCCGCAAGGCCAGCACTGCGAAGATCACCGTCAGGGTGATGGTCACGAGGCTTTTCACCGTAAGCAGATTCCCCAGCCGTTTCTTGATGTTCTCCATGTTTTTCTCCTTTCATCGATCGCTCACATGCTCCAGATCCTGAATTCTGTGATTGATCACTTTAATTTGTTCCTCGATCACCGGCACCCGTTGGGCGAAGCTGTTGTGCTCCCGCACCTCGCGGGTCAGCTCGTCCAGTTTGGTGTCCGTGATCGCCTGCTGTTTGCCGTTGGCGATTAGCACGCCCATCAGCGTCAGCCCCCCTGTGATGAGGGCGCAGATTATCGTCTCCGTCATAACACACTCCTTAAAAAGTTGCAGTTTTTAGGATAGTTCCGACTTGGTTTCGTGCAAGTCAAAAGTCCGACTTGCTTTCGTGCAAGCCCAAGATCTCCGCCGCTTCATCCTCGGTCAAAACGTTCTTTTTCACGGCATTTCGGACCATCTCCGCGCTCCACAGCCCCTGCCCGTACCAGAGTTTGATTTTCTCCTTCATCTTATCAGCCCTCCATCAGCGTATCCGTCATCATGGCCGTATAGGTCACCTGCGCCTCCAGCCGGTCCAGTGCGGTGGGCTGCGGAGGCGGTGCGACGTATAGATCTCCGATCCGGGCGCCTTCATAGCCGGGAACCGCTCCGAACTCTTTCGCTGTGGTTTCATCGTCGCACACAATGACGTTCTCAATGAGGCCCTCAGGATTCACAACACAGAAATTCATCATTTATACCTCCACATAATGCCAACCAGTCCGGCGACGCCTTTTCCTGCTGTACCGGGGGATAGATTGCCAGCTTCGCCAGATAAAGTTGCCTGTGCGCCACCGCCACCGGCGCCAGGTTTCGTTCCGTCTGTTTTGTATGCCATACCCAATTCCTCGCCATGCCCCCCGCCGGGTAAACCGCCCGCTGCAGGCTTTACCGGGTTTCCACCTTCTGTGATATAGGCGCCTCCTCCGCCGCCAGATCCGCCTACTTGTGTCGGCGGGTACAAAAAACCAGATGTATCGCTGCCGGCCGTTGCGGCAATTGGATTATCAATTTGGGAACTATACGTATATTTTGCACCTTTACCTCCGGGGACACCGGCAGGGGTAGAGGCTTCCCCAATCTTGGAAACGCCTCCAACCGCTCCGACAACCAACGAAATGGCATCCGGATAGGTGTACGGTTGTTTTCCCAAGTTTAAAACGCCACCTGCTCGTCCGCCATCTCCGCCTACGGCAGAATACGTACCACGTTTCTGAGATCCGGTACCAGGTTTCCCGTTTTCCCCGCCGCCAATGGCAGAGGCATCATATTCCGAAACGTCGGGGGAGAACTTCACCGTTTTACTTGCAGAGAACGTTGCTTTTGTAGCGGAACCGCGTTTACAAATAATTTCTGCTACGTTGACGATCTTTTCTTTCGGCGTCAGCGTTACGCTGGCGGTGCCTGTTAAATCTAAAAAAGCAGATATATCGGCAGTGATTGTCGCCGGAGAACTTGTGGAAAAACCGAAACCTGCACCGTTTTCATCGGTGACAACAGCGCTTCCCGCAGCGGTTACAATGCCGGAAAGCGAAATGCCGGACATAGGCCGTCCTCCGGGAGATTTCACCGTTACGGAAATCGCATACTTTCCGGCAGGCAGTGCCAGCGCCAGAAACGCGTCATCCGGGACTGCCTTACTGGTCAGCCCCAAAATCGCCGCCGTTGTATCTTTCAGCAGCGACGCCTTATTCAGCGGCGTGCCCTCCTGCGTCGGCTGGTCAGCGCGGACCAGGTCAAAGATATTTTCCTGGCCGGCCACCGGCGTCAGCTTCACCCGGCCCGGATACAGAGATACTCTATCTTTCATGCCGTTCTCCTTTCACACCTCTCCGGCGTACAGCTCGCCGGAGAAGTACCACGATTTTTCAATGTTGGTGAGCAGCTGGTCAAGATCTACCAGGATCTGCTCGATGTTGTTGGCCCGGATGTAATTCAGCTGTCGGATCGTGTCCGGCGTTTCCGGCGTGGACCGCATCACCGCGATCTGCCGCCGCAGGGTGGCGATGTTCTGCCGGTATGTCTCCATCTGTCCAGCCGTGGGTGTGTCCGATTCGGACCAGCCCTTTTTGACGCTTACCGGGCAATCGTAGCCCAGTTTTTGGAACCGTCCCGCCACATACTCCACCGCTGCGCCCACCCGGTTGAGGTCCGTGGCGTTGTAAAAGCCCTTCGCGGTCTTCTGCGCCACGTCCATCGCCGTCCGGTCCGTAATGAGGGTCAGCAGGCCGTAGTAGAGGGTCAGGTCAAAGTTGGTGCTTGTCCCCGCCGCATTGACGGCGGTGAGTGCGACGGCATAGGTATCATCCGCCGCACGGTCCACCGTAGCCGTCCACGCCCCCTCGATCAGCGTCCATGTGTAGGACGTCCCGTTGACGGTGCCCGTCACATAGATGATCTCAGAGGGCAGCGTGACGCTTAAAACCTGCGTGCTCATACGATCTCCACCGCGATTACCATCGACTTGCCCGCATCAACCGGGTTAGGCGTGATGGTGGCCGACTTGATCACCGGCACGGAGGTGTCCAGCGTCACCGTCCGGGAGACCGTGGCCTTCTGGCCCGCCGCGTCGGTGGCCGTCACCACAATGGTGTTCGCGCCCTCCCGCAGCGTCACCGACTTGATAAAGCTGCCGTTGGCGGCCACCGTCACCGCGCCCTGATCCACGCCGTTGAGGGTGATCGTGATGGTCACGGGGCTGCTGGTGGCATCGTTGGTGGTGCCCGCCACCGTCTGGGAGTCGGATGCCGTGATAAGCCCCGCCACGGGAGCCGTAAGGTTGAGGGTGGGCGGTACGGTATCCACATTGTAGGTGGTGGCCTTCTGCGCCGCCGCGTTGCCGTCATGGTCCTTGCAGTCCACCGTGACGGTGTGACTGCCGTCCTTGAGGGCCGTGGCCGGTGTGTACGTCATTTGGTAGCCGTTTGCAATGGCAGTGGAGGTGATGGCAGAGGACGCCACCGCCGCGCCGTCCTGCTTGACCACCAGCGTGGACAGATCCACGCCGGAGCCGTCCGCCTCGTCCACAACGGTGAATACCACCGGTTGCTTGCTGTTGCTGACGTATGCCCCGGTGGACGGCGAGATGATGGTGATGACCGGTGCGACCCGCTCGCGCACTACCAGCTTTAGCCCCGCCATGGTGGAGTCGTCCGCCGTGCCGACCGTCCCGGCCTCGTTGGTGGCCTTCACCTGTACGTTGTAGTAGCCGCCGGGCTGGTTGAAGGACGTTTTCCCCGGCGCTGTGATGGTGGCCTCGTATTTCCCCGTCCCGCTGTTGAGGGTTAGAGTGTACATTTGGCCGTTGATAATTGCCTGTACTGTTTTAATCGCCATGTTAAACCTCCCCGGCGTAGATCTCGCCGGAATACCAAATCTCCGGCTCTAAAACAATGGTTTCCTCTGTGACTGTGACCGTCAGTTTCGTTTTTGCGTTGATGTCAACAGGGTTTGGCGTAAAGCTCACTGATGTGATTTTAGGGAGTAGCATTGTGTAGTCACTCATGCGCCCTCCTTATCCCAGTAGACCACTACGCAGCCAAACACACCCTTGGCGCCGTTTGCACCTTTTCCCGGAGGCACGTCAACGGCCCAGTACGTCCCGTTTGGATTGCCTTGAGAGTTGTATGAAGTTTCGTAGTGTCCCTGCCCCTTCGTGCCGCCCTTACCGCCGGCCCCGCCGTCTCCGGTTCCCGGAACCGGCTTTGCCACGCCCGTCCGGCCGAAACTGTCGCCGCTGGCTACGTCCGTGTAGCCGTTATCGTAGCGCTTGCCGTTGGCGGAGGAGTACGCGCCAAAGGTGGTGTCCTCGCCGAAGGCCACTGGAAACTCCTGCCCCTCGTTGATGTTGATGGTTCCGGCCCACACTAAACCGCCTAAGCCGTCCACGCCGTCCGCACCTGCGTTTTCAAAATTGCCGTCCGCACCTTTGGTGCCGTCGCCGCCTTTGCCCACGAGGACGACCCGCAGAGATTTCTTTCCCGCCGGGGCTTTCCATGTGCCGGGGGTGGTGATAACTTCGCGCCCCTGATACAGAAAGCTGCCGTCTGCCTGTAGCAGCTGGCTCTGGCATCCCTGCATGACGCCGTCCGAAAATTGGAACGTCTGCATGGTCAGCCGCGCCGTGGTGGCCTGACTCTCGTCCAGCCACACCGTCTCCACGTCTCCGATTTCGGAGGACGGATCGCCCCGGCCCGTCAGATCCAGCACGTTCCCGCCGTAGGTGGAGAGAATCAGCCGCGCCGCCGCCAGCGCCTGCGCCTCGGTCTTGATAAACGGGTTGTCGATGCTCACCGTCTCGCTGGACGATGTAGCGTTGCCGGACACGATGTATTTCGTGTCCGCCCCATCGTTGATGGTAAAGATCAGCGCCGCCACGTCCCCGTTGGCCTTCATGGTTGGGTAACTGTTGAGGTTGTCCAGCGTGACCCGGTTCCCCTCGCTCCACAGCGGCTCGGCGGTCAGGTCTCCGGTGGAGGCGTCCGCACGGGGCCATGTGCCGGTTGCCTGGCACACCCACCGGAGGATGTCCCCGCACTTTTTCCCCTGCACATCCTCTGCCGTCCGCACCGTCACCGGCAGCGCCGTGTAGTTGGGGTCCACGTGCCACCGATCTTGGAAGTTGACGCCCAGCTGCGCCGCCAGAGCGCCGATCCACCCGCCCAGCGTAGTGGGTAGCGTGGACGGTGCCAGAAATTCCCGGTTTGCCAACAGGCCGATGATGTCCACCAGATTCCACTGCATCGTCAGGCCGTTGTCGCCGGTTTTCCACCCGCCGGAGTACTGGTAGAAGATCCCCAGCCGCTTGTACTCGTCCGTGCTGTCCGCCAGCCGGACGCCCAGAGAGACGTCAATCCCCTGCCGCTCCTCGATGGACTGAAACAGTCCGTTTTTGCTGCGCGGCTCAAACCGCCGGGACAGGTTGTCGATCTTGAGAATGCACGTGCCATACGGCAGCGCCGTGGCCGCGATGTTGCCCTGCTGCTTGACGCTGAACTCCGCGATCATTCCGCCGTCCCATTCCTCGTATACGCCGGGGACGATCTCCACCACCCGCATCCGTCTGCTGGGCCGCGACCATTTGGTCACTGTCACCCGGATGGCGTCGGGATCGTGGACCGTGAAGCCCTCCAGAGCCACGCTGGCCGCTGTGTTCCCGGTGTACGTCCGCGTGTGATACGCCGTGCCGCCCTGCTTCACCTCCACCGTGAAATCCTCCGGAAGCCCGTCATAGTCATTGTCCGGGAAATACACGGAGCACGCCTGCAGCACAGACACGCCGGAGAATTGCAGCTCCATCCACGGAGGCGTGGCAAACGTCCCATCCGCGCCGGATAGCACGTTGCCGATGTAGCCCATCTGGCCCACCGTCTGAGTGGGATCGTCCGGGAGAAGGTCCCACGTCCCGTCCAGCGCCCACCGGTCACGCTCTAACGTAGCGTATTTGGTGGGATTGCCAAAAACCTTATCGTGGAGTTGCTCCGGCTTGCTCCACGGGATCTGCCCGGAGGTCTCCCCGGCACCGAACACAATGTCCGGAGAAATGATGTCAATGACCGCCCGCAGCAGCACCCGCCGCGCATCTCCCGTGATTGCCGCCCGGTACGCCTCCCCGCTTTTAATCATGGGGCGTCACCTCCCGCAGCGTAAAACCTACATTGTGCCACAGCCCTACGCCATTTCGGGAAAAGGCGTAGGTTGGCTGTGTCATGGATTCTACCAAAAACGTGCCGGTGACCATGGTGTCGGAATCGTCCGGCAGATACACCACCGGGAACGCCTTACCGGAGCGCAGCACCGCTGCCAGCTGCCGCCAGAGGGCGTTGCCCATGTAATCGTAACTCCATGAGATCATCTGCACATGGCCCCGGACCTCCTGTACCGTCCGGCCGGAGATCATCTGCACGTTAACGGACAATTCTCCGGGATAGCATTGATACTTGTCCCTGCTGGTTTCCGGCAGATAAATGCCGTCAATAATCAACTGTGTCATGCCATTGCCACCTCCGGGTTGCTTCTGGCCGCGTCCCGCAGGTCAGGCAGAAGCCAGCTGGCGATTTGCTGGCCGTTTTGCAGGATAAGGTTGATTGTGTAGCTGCCGCCGGCGCTTCCGGCGCTCTGCGCTGCAAGGCCGTTCACCATCCCAGCCGCCGCATTGTAGACGGTATCCACCGTGGGCGTTGGGATGGCGTTCTGGATCCCGGCTGTGACGCTCTGCATCTGCTTTTCAAATCCCTGCCCAAGACCCAACGCCATGTTCTGGCCGATCCCGGCAAATACCCGGGAGGGCGAGTGGATCCCCAGCACGCCCTTGACCCCGTCCACGAGGCCGCCGACAAAGCCGGAGATCTTTTCTCCGATCCAGCTGGCCATAGCCTTGATGCCTTCCCACAGCCCCCGGACGATGTCCTTGCCGACCTCAATGATGTCCGGCAGGGAATCCAAAAAGGCACTGATGATGGCATCTACCAGCGCCAGCGTGCCCCGGAGCAGTTCCGGCAGATTTTGAGCCAGCCCCTTTACCAGAGATACGATCAACTGAATGCCCAGCTTCAGCACTTCCGGAAGCTTTTCCGTAGCGTATGCCACGAATTTTGTGATCATATCCGGCCCCTGCTTTTTTACGGTTTCCGCAATATTTTTGACCACGTTCTCAATCACCGGCAGCACGTTTTCCGCCACGGTACCAGCAGTCTGGATCAGTTCTTCGGTCAGAGCACCGATATCGGCGTTCTGATCGCCCAGGCCCGTAACAAAATTCTGATATGCCGCCTTCATGGAGTTGATAGAGCCCTCCACGGTGGTGGATGCCTCCAGTGCCGTGGTACCGGTGATCCCCATTTCCGTCTGGACCGTGTGGATGGCGTCCACAATGTCCGCATAGCTTTCGATACTGTAATTGGTGTAGTTGCCTTGCGCGGCATTCAAAGCGTTGGCATCGTCGATCAGCCGCTGCATTTCCTCCTTCGTGCCGCCATAGCCCAGTTTCAGGTTGTCCAGCATGGTGTAGTTTTGCTTGGCAAAGCCCTGATAAGCGTTCTGGATGGACTGCATGTCCGTGCCCATCTTGTTGGCGTTGTCGGACATATCCGTGAGCGCCTGATCCGCCTTTTTAGCCGCCGCCTCCGTGTCGTTGCCCATGGATTGGAGCAGGGACGCGGAGAAGCTGGTCACAGTCTCCATATAGGCGTTGGCGGAAAGGCCTGCCGTTTTGTAGGCGTTCTCCGCGTTTTTGATTACCGTGTCAGCAGAGCTGCCAAACAGCGTTTCCACGCCGCCAACCAGCTGCTCATACTCGCCGTAGCCCTCAATAGCGCCGCTGATGAGAGACTTGATCCCGCTGGCTACCGCCTTGATGCCGGACACGATAGCGCTGCCCAGCAAATTTGCTTTCAGCACATCGCCAAAAACGCTGGTTTTCTGTCCGGCGCCGTCCATGGCATCTCCCACGTTTTCTACGCCGGTCTCCAGCTCGTTGAGCTGCTTTTTCGTGCGGTTTACATCGGTGGTGGCGTTGTTCAAAGCCTGCTGCCACCGCTGCACCTCGCTGCTGTTTTCAGAGTAGTTGGCCTTGGCGTAGTCCAGTGCCTTCTGCACCTCGCCCAAGCGCTGCTGCTGGACTTCCAACTGCCGGTTCAGCACGTCGGACTGCGCCGCCAGCTTTTTCTGACTGTCATTGTCAACGTCAAAAGCGGAGGTCACCGCCTTCATCTCCGTACCAAGAGTTTTAAGCTGCTGTCCCATGGTTCGGAGGGATTCTCTAAATTCCTTTTCGCCGTCAATGCCGATTTTCGGGCCAATATCGACCGCCATCGTCTCACCTCACATTTGGGATAATTTCGTCATCTGTCAAAGTGTGCTTGGGGGCAAAACCCTCCCGCTTGATCTGCTCAATGGCGATATAGTCCAGCAGCTCTCCGAACGGCACATCCAGCGCCTCGGTGTAGGACAGGCCGACGGCCATTCCATACCACAAAAACCACTCCGGCGCTAAGGGGCCGCCGGAGTGGTTTCCGCGTTTTTTCCGGGGTCCGCCTCCACGTGGGTCTCTCTGCCGGAGACTACAGCCTCCGTGATTTTTGTCCGGAGCTGGCCAAAATCGTTCAGATCCATCACGTCCAGCAGTTCATCCGCTGTTAGCGGAGGCGCGGTTTCCAGCCCGTTAATTTTGGCATACCTGGCGCCGCCGTCCATCATGGTCGACAGCAGCCACACCGCCTCATCCAGTGCCTTGAGCGGGTCACCGGCGGAGAGCGCCGTATCAATGTGCTCCACGCCGCCGTAGCGTTCCGTCACTGCCCGGACCACCCGTGCGGAAAAGCACAGCAGGTGTGCCTTTCCGCCGATCTCAATACTGGCCGTTCTCATGCGGCGATCCCCAGCCGCGCCTTGATATAAGCCTCAGCCTGGGCCTCTGTGGTAAAGGTGGCTTCCTTTTTCCAGACGTGAGTGGCGGAATCATCCCGCATGATAGTGCCGGTCAGCTCCGGCGTTTGCCACTCGATGGACTCGCCCTGCGTGGTAGCCGCGTCCTCCGGCACGGAAAACATGACCTTCGGCAGCACCACGCCCCGCCACTTATACGCGCCGTTGACCTTCTTTTTGATGATGAACCCAACGCCCAGATACGGGGTCACCTGCGCATCATCATAGACCAGCTCCTTTACGGAGGTATCCGTCACGCCATCAATCCCGGTGATAGCCTGCTCCGTCAGGCCCAGAATGGCCTTGCTGACCTCCTGACTCAGATCGGTAGTAGACAGGGTCAGGGTGCCGTTGGCAAAACGACGGTCCGTTTCCGCCAGTCCGTTGTCGCCATAGAGGTTGTTGTCCTCCGTAGTCTCAATGGAGATGTTGGCCTCCGTTGCCTTACCCATTACCGCACCGTCAGAATAGCTCACCACGCCGCCGGCTTCGGCATAGATGGCGTAGTAAGGCTTGCTCAAACCAATGGTTGCCATGTGCGCTCCTTTCTCGCGGTCCGATTCGGACACGCGATTACTTCATAATTTTGTTGATCTCAGACTCTGCCCGCTTTTGCATGGCGGCAAGCGCCTGCTTTTTCACCCGGCTCACAGCCTTGCCTACAAAACGGTTTTTACTCATCCAACTGGTACCGCTTTCAATGGCCCGGGCAACCATCTGATTCGGCTGACCCTGAGGCCAGCGCTTGGAGCGGATGTTGTTATACCCGTCAAAGCCGATTTTGACGTTGTACATTCCATCATTGTCCTTCTGCATGGAAGTGATACCAAGGGTTCCAAGCAGCGCAGCCTTTTGCGTTTTTTTCGGCCCTCGGACCGGGTTCTCCTGCGTGCCCCAGCCCTCGTCTGTGGGAACAGTCTGCAATTCTGCCCGGATGGCATCAGCCACAACCTTTGCTCCGTCATGGATGGCAGGGCCGCAGACCTTTTCTACAGCCTCTTTTTCCAGCCGGGTGAGCTTTAGCATGTATTCCTCGCCGCGTTTAAACGTGATGGTTGCCATCAGGTCACCTCCCACACCCACTCATAGTGGGTAAAGCCGGTGTCCGCCTCGTACTGGACGGAGTTCAGCGTCCAGGAAATGCCATGGGCGCTGAAGCTCTCGCCCAGCTGCTCAACCCAAGGGTCAAACTCGGATTTGGTAAACAGATCCGTGGTGCCAGTGACGGCGGTCTCGCCGTGGCCGTTGTCTCCGGGAAGATCATGGCTGCCGTCCTCCTGCCACACAAAATAGCGGTCGGATTTGAGCCGGACGGCGTGGCTCACTGCGTCTGTCACCGCCCGGTGGGCGGCGATCACTCGCTCATACCAGGTGGTCATGGGGAACCTCGTATTTCTGCTCGATCCGCAGCAGCGTCAGATCCATGCTTTCCGGGAAAACGTCGGTTGTTGTCTGGATCAGATCGATGCGGTACTGCTTGCCGTCCTCTGTCACAGCCACGTCCTGGCTGCTCACGCCGGGGACCCGTGGAACCCGCAGCACCCGCTCGATCTGAGCCTGATTCTGTTTTCCCTCGTAATACCGCTGGATGCCAAGACGCCGCTCCTCGTACCGCAAAGCGGCCTTGAATGTCAAACCCTCCACAGGCTTGTAGCCCGGCGCCGCCGTATCTGCAACGGCATAGACCTTGATCAGTCCGTCGGAATAGGTTTGAGTGACCTCGCTGTCACGGCGAGGGCGATACGGCGCTTTCCATGGCATACGCGCTCACCCGCCTTTCGCTCTGCATACTCAAAATGAGAGATTGATAGTTGTTTTCAAATACGTCCAGGGCGCTGTCTCTGGCGTAGCGGACGTATTCCATCAGCAGCGTCCGGGCGTCGCCGTCCGCTGTATAGTCCTGCGGGCTTCCGGCCTTTTTGTCCAGGTACCCCATCCCGGAGGCGATGAGCCCGGATATCTTGGTATCCGTGGCCTCATCGCTCCAGGTGATGTTCAGGTAGTTTTCCACATCGGACAGCAGGCCGGCCGGCAGGCTGTTCCGATCCGCCATCAGCTCTTGGTGACGGTGACCGTGTAGGTCTTCTTGGCGGTGCCGTCAGCGGCGGTCACGTTGACCTTCACCGTGTTGCTGCCGGTCTGCCAGGTGGCAGCGCTGCCGTTGTCGATCTTGCGGTTGTTCACCAGCACCTCGATCTCCGCGCCTGCGTCAGAGGGGACGGCGGTCACGGTGTTGGTGGCGTTGGTGGTCTCCGCCGTGTAGGTCACGGTGCCGGAGGCAAAAGCGGGGGACAGCGCCTGAGAGCCAATAGACAGGGCGCTCAGAGTGGCGTCATCAGAGGGCGCGGTTTCCGTCACCTGCGTAACCTTCCAGGTGGCGGGCTTCAGGTCGGAAATATCCAGCAGCAGGAATGCGTTGTTGTCCAGAGGCATACCGTTGGCGTAACCCTTGATGAGGTATACCCGCTCGTCTTCCAGGAAGTGGTAGTGGTCGCTGTACTCAATGCGGCCGTTGGGCGCGGTGCCCGCCATAGCCAGATAACGGTTAGAGAGGCCGATCACTGCCTTGCCCCGGCTCAGTGCGGGGGTCTGAATAATGGTCATGGGGTAGGGCATCACATCGTTGCGATAGGTGCCGTCGGGGGCCATCAGCGTAGTGGCGGGCATCACCGTCTGGTAGTAGTCCTGGGGGTTTACCAGCAACAGGATGCTTTCCACACGGCGGGCCTTGCCGTTGGGGTCTGCTGCCATCAGGGAGATCAAATTGCCCACGGTGGCGGGGCTGAGATCCCGCACCTTCACGGGGGCCTTTTCGGGATAGGCGTTGCCGGAACGCACCACGTTGTCGCCTACCTGACGGGTCATGCCGATAGGCTTCTTGTCACCGTCACCGGTCACAATGCCCGCCTCCATGCCGTTGGCGAATGCCTCGTACAGAACTTCGCGCACATAGCGGTCCAGCCACTCGGGGCCAAGATCCAGCATGGCCTTGCACACCGGCAGGAATGCGGAGAGCTTTAGCAGCTGGGCGGGGATCTTCTTAAAGCCAGAGGTCAGCTCCTTGACGATGTCGTCGCAGAGATCGCCCCACGCCGCCTCCTCATGGCCGTTGGTGTTCACCATGATCTCCACGGCGCCGCCGGTGGCCCGGAAGTTGATGCGGCTCAGCAGAGGGTGATTGGTCTGGAGATCCTCAAAAACGGAGTCGATCACCGTCTTGGGCAGCACAGCGTCCATGCCGGTCACGGCCTGCCGGGGATCAATGGCCTTCATGGCCTCGCCCAGTTTCTGGTAGTAAGCGTACTCCTCGCCGGTAAGCTGGTGGACGCCCCGGGCCGTCAGGATACGGCTGTCCATTTCCTGACGCAGGTCGGCAAGCTGCTGCTCATATTCCTGCTTCACGTCCAGGCCCACGCGCTGGAGCATTTCGTCAAAGGCCGCCTGGAAACCGGCAGGGTCATTGTCGACAACGGCTTTCTGGATGAGGGTGCGGAGCTCCTCGCGGCTCCGGATGTCATTGTTCTGCATAATGTTCTCCTTTCATTTTTAGCCAAACAGGCTCATAATACGGTTTTTCTGCTGGGGTTCGGGCTGAGGCTCCGGGTCTTTCGGATTAGGGGGGCAAGGCGGTTTATGAGCAGCGTCCGCCGCCAACTGCCGAAGCTGAGCGGCAAGGCTTTTCTGCACGGTGATCCGCTGCTCCAAGGTCAAGTTGGCCTTTTGCAGCAGAGCCGCAGCCTGGGTCATGTCCGCGTCCTTTTCCGCGTAGCGGTCGGCCAATCCCAGCTCCATGCACTGCTCCGCCGTCAGCCAGGTCTCCGCGTCATACATTTCCTTCAGGGTATCCGGGTCCAGCTTGTCACCGGCCTTTTGGAGATAGGCTTCCATCCCCGCCTGATTGATGGTGTCCAGATTGTCTGCGGCCTTTCGCAGCTCAGCTGCGTTTCCGTAAATACCCATGCTCATGTTATGGATCATCATGAGTGCGTTGCGCGGCATCACCACCGTGTCGCCGGCCATTGCGATGACCGAGGCGATGGAACAGGCAAAGCCGTCCACATACACCGTCTTGTGGGCGCTGTGCCGCTTGAGCTGGTTGTAGATGGCCGTGCCCTCAAATACGCTGCCGCCGTAGCTGTTGATGTAAACGGCGATCTCCGTCGCCTCCGGATGCTCCGCCAGAGCGTCCCGGAAGGCGTTGGCGCTGGTCTCGCTCTGGATCGTCTCGTCGGTCCACCAGTCATAGCTGTCGCCCTCCACATCTCCGTAGATGTAAAGCTCCAGTGTCTTGGCGTCCTCCGCCCGCTGCTTCAGCGCCCACATCCTACGTTCCTTCTGCTTGGGATTACTCATTCCCGCTGTCTCCTTTCTGTGCATTCATCTGCTGCGCGGCTTCTTGGATCCGCGCGATGTTCAAAGTCAAAAAGTGCTCGTCGGCCCACGGCTCGTTGATGGTGGCCTGGTTGGCCGCCCGCAGCACATCGTTGACCGAAAAGGCGCCGCTGCCCACCAGCTTTTCCACGTTGGCCGCATTGGCAAACATGTCAAAGTGGAGAATAGCGGAGGAATCGACCCGGACAAAGTTGCCCTGCTTCCAACCGTCAAAGCCATACCGCTTTCGGGTGATTTCCTCTTGGAGCTGATCGCAGATGGGGTCAATACACTGGGTCAGAAAACGGCTGTTGGCGTCCGCTGTGCCCTGAACGGTGCCGTTCACCAGCACAGCGGGGATCAGAAAGCCCCGGGCGGTAAAATCGAAAATGTCCTCGATCAGGTTCCGCACGTCCCGGCTGTCGCCCACCTTGCCATCGCCAGACTTGTTAACCTGCTGATAGTCGTATCCGTCAAACTCCGGGAGCACCGCCGCGCCGCTGCCAAAAAACGGTTTGATCTGCTGCTCGATGATCTTGGCAAAATTTTGCTCAAAATCCTGCGTGCCGGATGCGATCTGATTTACGTGGACCTTCCAGTGCTGCCCACGCTCCCACTGATAGCGGCTCATAGCCGCTGCCACCAGCCGCATGTAGGACTGGCACAGACCGTCCACCACCGGGCGCATGGCGTTGTGGTGGAGTTTTAAATGCAGCACCTCGTTTTCCCGGAAGGTTTTTTCATAGGCGGTGTCGCCCACCGTCACGTTGATGTACTCATTCATCCGCATCGGCCAGAAGGTGTTTTGCTGCCAGCTGTCCGCCACCATCACCGCGTCCATGCCGTCTCGCCGCTTACTGGAGATCACCAGCGCTTCATTGTCCAAAAACAGCTTGGCGATCAGCTTATGCCAAAAGGCGGAGCTGTTCTGGTTCACGTTTGGCTCCACATTCCACAGGTAATACTCCTGCTCCTGGATCTCCTCCCGCCCCCGGAAGGTCTTTACCTCGCAGCGGCCCACGGCGTTGGCCACCATGTTTACGCAGGTCCAGAAGGAAAGCTGCCGCGCCTGGAAGTCCTCTGCCGCCGCCAGCAGTTCTTGGCACGATACCTCCGCCGTGGTCTCTGCTCCGCTTTTTCCCCGCAGCCATTCCCAAAATTTCAGTCCCATGGTTCTCCTTCCGGCTTTTCGCCGAGCTTTGCCACAATCGCACGTTCCCGGTCAGATAATTGCCAAATAATTGCGTCTGCCTTTTCCGCTGCTGCCTTTTCCGCTGCTGCCTTTTCCGCTGCTGCCTTTTCCGCTGCTGCCTTTTCCGACAAAAGCAGCCCGCCGCCAAAAATTGTCTTTCCGTGTGCGCTTTGTGCGTCAAGTTTGCTTACAAATACGCAGTCTTTTTTCTTTACGCTAAAATTAATGCCGTAATGCGCCCAACGTTGCATCATGGCAGCAGTCACGATATAGTCCGGGTATGCGTATTTTGGCAGGACTCTTTCTGTTTTAGTTTTAATTTTTGCTATAGCTCCGGCAATAGCTTTTCCAAGCTCCGGGGCAGTTTCCGCCACAACGTCTCCGCCCATGTTGGTCAAAAACGCCGTTCGGACGATTGCTCCGTTTTCATATTCAATGTTTGCGTCGCACAAAATGTGGGTTATTTTCAGACAATCATTCCGCTGGCCAAAAGCTGTTAAACTCGGCGCAAAGAGAAAAAAAGAAATTTTTTTTGACAAGTAAAACCTGCAGATTTGCGACAAAATGGAAAATGGTGGATTATCTAAAACTACGCAACCGTCCGGGTATGGAAAATCCTCATAATCTTTCTCCGGGTAAAATGGACGCACAATTTTGCTTGGGTCAATGCTATATTTTTGGCAGGCCCAATCTCGGATAACGTCATAGATTAGGGGCGGAGTATAGCAGTCATCCGTTGTCTTTTTAGGTTTAAATTTATCTATAAATGCGTCATATTCCGGGTTGTCATCAAAAAGGCAGGTTTGCTCCTCCCGCATAATCTCACCTCGTTTGCGGTCCGAATTGGACCGTTATAGTCTGATGGCCCCTATTGGTGGGGCCGCCAGCGGAGCGCCGGTACCCAGCAGCGGTTCGATCGTCATACTGGCCACCAATGCCATAAAGGGGTCTGTCTTTCGGCTTTTTGCCTCGATTTTGGCGTAGATAAAGTTTCCGGTATCGACTCCCTGCTTCCGTGAGCTGCGGACCCGCTTAGTGTTATTCACGCTCCATCGGAGGTGGGGCTGATCGCCCCAGTAAAACAGCTCCCGGTCAAAGCATTCCTGAATCACCGGCTCCACCTGCATGATGTCTGATGGCCGCACCAGCTTCACCCGGTTCTTGTCCGCCGCGTCAAAGCCGATGGCGCGCATACTTTCAGAAACCAGCGTCCACCGGTAGTGGTCCATTGCCAGCGCCTTGATGTTGTAGCATCTGGCAGCGTCCTGAATGTATGCCGCGATCAGATTAGGGCTGATGCTTACATCGTCCACCGCCGTCAGGTGTCCTTCCTTTGCCCACGCCCGCCACGGGGCTTTGATCCGCGGCAGGGTTTTGGATTGCAGGCAAACCCATGCGCGGTTGATGTCAAACCGGTCTGCGCCTCGCCGGAAGTGGAGGTTGACTGCCGCCCAGTCGCTCAGCTCCGCATAGTCCAGCCCTACCGTGCAGGTCCAGCCACGCAGATCAGGCTGTGGCTTATTGGTCTTGAGGATCTTTTCATAGTCCGTCACGCTGATCTCCTGAAATCCGGCCCGCAAGCCCATTCGCTTTGTCAGAAAATCGCCGTTTTGCTCCGGGTGCTCCACCCAGTCCCGGTATTCGTCCGCCGTCTCCTGAAACAGATCTGGCAGATAAAACAGGGATGGATTTGCCATGTACCAGTTTTCCGGATCATGGACCTGCTCCCGGGTTTCCAGACAGCAGATGAAGGGAAGAAAGCCGTTGTCCGGCTCGTTTTCAAATAAGATCCGCCGTCCTCTGGCCAGATAGTCATCCAAAGGCCCGTCATTAACTTCGCCGTTGGAAGTAAAGATCCCCACGCGGGGCTGAGCCACCTTGCCCTGACCAGTGATAAACACCTTGATGTTGTTGTAGTTTTCAAACTGATGGACCTCGTTAAAGATCACCATGCCGGAGCGCATACCGTCCCGTCCCTTGGGGTTGTTGGTGCGGCCCTTGACCACGCCCCGGTTTTTCCGCCCCTGCACCAGCTCCTTTGTGTGGTAGTAAAACCGCTTCAGCTTTGCTTCGCTCTTGGGAAGCTCCAGCGTGTTCACCAGATCCAGCACCGGCGTCATGGCCTGTTCCTCGTTATTGGCGCAGATGTCTACGTTGTAGCTGCCCACCGGATTGTAGGGAGAGGTGGAGCACATAGAGACAAATGCGATAAATCCGTCCTTTCCCGCGCCACGGCCAACCATGGAAAACAAGGTTTTCCACCGGGGCCGTCCGTCAGCGGTGTAGGTGCACATCCAAAGCGCCGTCAGAAATTGCTCCCACAGGAAAAGGTCTTTATACGGGAAATAGCGGGACAAACTCAGGTACCGCCGAAGCTGCTCTGTATCCACCCGCAGATCTTCGATCTCGAAGCACCGCCGGATATGCGCCGCCAGGGCGTGCTGCTCCGGGCAGGCCCGGGGCTTATCTGCCTCCACTGCCTCCAGATACGCCGTGACCGCTGGCGGCAGCTTACAGCTCATCGTCTATGCCTCCCGGCACGTCCGATTTTGCGGCGGCGTCCTTAAAGCCCAGTGCCGTCCATACGGCCAGCATTTGCCGGGCCACCTGAATTTCCAGGGACACGCTGCGGTTTTCCGTAATGCGGCCCCGATCATCCATCACGGAAAGACCGCGCTCAGCCACATCCGTCTGCAATTCCTGCCGCCGTACCCAAAAGTCCAGATACTCGTCCACCTTGTCGGTGTACGCTTTTTCCAAAAGGCCTCTGGCTTCCAGATTATCCAGCATGGACTTTTTCAGTCCCCGGTACTGTTTGGTTTTTCTCCAGTCCTTTGCCTGCTCCATAAGGCTCCTCCTTTCCCGCTTCTTTCCGTCCGGCGCACACGGCGGCTCTCGCATGGCAGCCAGAGCCGCCGACAGGAGGATCAAACCCGCTGCGGCGCAAGCGCCGCCGTGCACACCGGAAACATGTGTCCGAATCGGACCGTGCCGCCCCACCGCGTCTACATCAATACCCTGCGCATCAGCGCAGGCCTTCGGCGCAGGCAGGGCGGCAGCTCCGGCCCATGACCCGGCCTCCGTGGTAGGTCACGGAGACCGGAAGGGAAGAAAGGATGAAACCGGCACAGGGGCCGGGTCACAAGCCAGATCGCGTTCCACCGCAAAACAATGCAAATTCAGTTTCCCATCCGCCCTGCAAATCGGGCTTGACAGATTTGGAGATCAAAGACCAGGGGTGACCTTCTCAGCCAAAATCAGGGCTGGCTTTCTCAAGACTCCGCAGGGCTCTGCCAGATATTGCTGACCCAGCTGGACGCTTTCCGTAACCAAATCTGCTTCTGTGCCCTTGCACCCGGCAGAATCATTGCCGCGCCCGCGCCGCCTGCGCGTCGCGGCGCCGCGCACGCCCGTCGGCCCCTCTTTTGTCCTGGACCCACCCGATTAGCAGCGAAAGGGTCAAAGCCGTTTTTCTCGATGGGGGGTTAATCCCATCGCTCAACGGTGATTAGCAAGGCCTTCGGCTGAAATTGCCGCTGGCTCTCTGGGTGCTCTTGTTCGTGGCATTGCTTGCACAGCGTCTCAAGCTGACGTTGGCCCGTATCCGGGTCAAACACGCTCAAAGCCAGGTCAGGCCGCTGCCGAAGGTGCTTGACGTGATGCACGATGTACCCCTTGCGGTAACGCCCCGCCGCCTTGCAGTGCTGACACTCGTACCGATCCAGCCGTAGGACTTCCAGCCGCAGTGCCCGCCACTCAGGCCAAGAATAAAATTTATACTCATGGCCCGCCGCCAGCAGCGAGACCAGCTCCCGAAGCCTCGCGCCGGAGATACCGGCACCGGCTATCTGTTCCACGGGCTATCACCTCCGGGCAAAAACAAAAGCCGATGCCAATACCCGCCGCAACGGCGGAGCATTAGCACCGGCTACAAGAGCACAGGCCAAAAAACAATGCAAAACAAAAACCGGTACCGACGCCCCCAGCGCTGGGGATCATCGGCACCGGCTAATCATCGAGCACTGGCCACGGTCAATTTTCACGAGATGGATTGCTTTGCAGTTTCGGCACCAAAGCTGGAGATTGTCCGCCACAGTGTCCGGTCTGATTGCCTGACTGGTCTTGTGTCGGCAGACCGGGCAAACTGCATATCCATCCTTTATGGCAAGTTTATCACCTTTTCTCATCGTTTGCAAGGCTTTTCCCTCACTTTCTTGCGGTTGTCCGTATATATACCCTAGGTTTCAAGAGGATACGCTATCTATAGATAGATAATACTAATCTTTGTTATTAAAATAAAAGCGCTATTTTTCGGGCAGCAGATACCGGCTGTAGCCGTATAGCCCCCACCCGCCCAGCTGAGGACGGTCCCGGCCCTGCATGGGCAGCGGTGTGGCGCCCTTGGGCAGCCGCACCATGCCGCTCTTACAAGTAGTCACCTCGGGTGGCGGGATGTACTTACTCAGCGCCCGGGAGCAGCCCCACGGGTGGCGGCCCACCTCCGGGACCTCTTTCGTAAAATAGATCGCCAGCCCACGGTAGCCGCCCTCTGACAGCACCCGCGCCCTGTCCCAGCGCACATCGTAAGCGCTGCCCCACGTCCGCCAGAGGTACTGCACCACGGCCGGCGGGAAGTCCTGATCCCGCAGAAACACGTGGATGTGGAGCCGGTGATCACCGTGGAGGCCCTCCACCCGGTAAACGTAGTAGTCCACCGGCCCGCGCTGCCACCGCCTGAGACGTTTCGCGAATGCGTCCCAGATCCGATCCACCCCGGCCCGATCCGGCGGGAGATGGTCATCGTCAAAGGTCAGCGTGTAAAAAATACCGTCATAGCCAAAAAGCGCCAGCCGCAGCTCCAGCTTATCAACGGTGGTGCGGCTGAGGGCCGGCCCACACCGGCCCCGCACCGCTCCCGGCCCGTAGCGACGGAGATATCCGTAGTTGTCCGTCACCAGCGCCTTGACTAACGGCCCCGCCCGCTGCCGGACGCACACAAACGGATCAGCCATCCCCGCCGTCCTTTCTCTCGCCGTCCATCTTGGCCCCGCATTTTGGACAATACTTAAACGCCTCCGGAACATCTGGCGAGATCCACCGTGGCTGCCTGCACGCTGAACAACAATAGCCGCTTGAAGTGGCCAAAGTCTCTTTCTCATAGATCCATCTTGCATGCACCACCGGGGCCACGTCGGCGGCGGGCAGGGCCTCAATATACTGCGACGGCTCAAGCCCTTTTGCCCACGCGTGCTTCGCGGCCTTAATCGCCGCACTGCGCTCAATGTGTTCAGCCATTTTCAACCCTCCTGTTCCACGCTTCCGGCAGTTTGGATAATTCTCCACTCCTCCGGCCTTTTCTGCGCGGCCCTAATTTGTTCCAGTGGCCCGCGCTCCTCACACACAGCGTACTGCTTCCACCGGTAGCTTTGGAACGTGCGGTTTTTAGTCAGCTCTTCGTGTGGAATGTAGAGCGATTTGTACTCAAGGACATACATCGCCGCTTCGCCCCCTCAGTGCTTCTCGCTTAATGTATTCAGTCATTTTCAGCCCTCCTGTTCCATGCCTCTTTAGCTTTTTGGGGCGTATACGTAAGCCCTGACGTCGCACAACATCTAATGCACACGGCATTATACGCCCAACGTCGACCTTGCGTGTCCTCCACTGCATCCGGGTCGACGCTTATGACCGCTTCACCTCCGCAGAACGGGCACGATTTTAACTCATTCATCCTTCATCGCCTCCACATAGCACCAGCTCTGGGGCGGGCGGCGAAGATATAGCCGCCCGTTTGTGTTGCAGTCCGTTTCGTCGCCATCTCCGCAAACATTTTCGCAAGACCAACAGTTTGTGCTAAGCTCCGAGTATTCCAAACAGTCTCGCCAAAACTCCCCCAGCTTTTTCGGCGCATCGTAGATTTTCAGGTTGGAGATATGCCAACCGTAAATATAGTGTTTTCCCTCTTCGGAATATTTGAAATAGATATCTTCGCGGCGAACACAGGATTGCTGTTCGGCAATGTCTGCATTTGCCATCTCACATCGTTGTAGGATGTAGTCGCACACAAACTCGCCGATAACCTTGCCGTTGCATCTGCCGGCCGTATTGGTCCGGACGGTATCCCTGTCCAGATTTCCACCCTTTACGGAGATATACGGATGACCACTTGTGCAGTAGATATAGCACTTAAACGGTACCTCCAGTTTCGGCACGGACTTGCGCAATTCCATAGTTTTTCTGCCAATGATGATTTTCGCGCACCACTTCGGGCGGATGCTCAGCATAACAGCTTTACTCATCCTTCTTCGCCTCCAATGCTTTCTTCGCCGCCTCGCGGGTAAGGAATACGGACTGGCCAAATGCCCCAAATGGCGCATAGTACGATTCTTTTGAGTGCCCCAAGGGCCTGATAGCAAAAACCTTTCGCCAACCGTCCAAAACAGCGTGCTCAACCTCACACTCCCACACATGCGTTTGGTTATCAAGCAGTGCAAATACATGCTCCCCGGATTGGCACGGCAGCACCACCAGCCGCCCGTCTCTGTCGGCCTTGGCCAGCGCCCTTACTCGGTCAAGACCGCCGCACTCTCCGACAATCGTGCGAAGGTCGCTCCAGTCTTTAACCAGCGCAGACACTTCCTCCGGCGTCAGCCCCGTGTCCTCATAGGCTTTTAGACGCCCCCGCAGCTTTTCAATTTCCTGCTGGAGTGCTGCGATGTGGGTGCTCTGGTTGGCGATCCGGGCAGTTTAGGCACGGCGGCGCGGTCATAGGGCCACACCCTTGGCCGCTACCGTCAGCAGGATCACGGCAGCCACGGCGGCCGCCAGAGCCAGCACCGGGAGGACCTGGCTGCGGCGCTTCCCGCGCCCTGTGTATCTCATGTGTCCGCTCCTTTCTGCGCTGACGGCGTAGGATCATCCGTCAGGCCGTAGAGGTAGTCTGTGCTGACGCCGAAGCACAGCGCCAGCTTGGCGATCTTCTCCGATCCGCACATGGAGTTGTTCTCGCACGCGCTGTACGTTCCGGGAAACTCGTCAATGCTCTGGGCAAATTCCTTCCGGGTCATGCCGGTCTGGATCCGCAGCGCCCGCACCCGCTGGCAGAAGGTGGGAACCATCACCTTGTAGTCCAGCCTTGGGTCCTTCGCCGCCGGATTCACAGCCGGGGCTTTCGGCTGCTCCACCGGCTTTTTCTCCACATATTGGCAGGCCGCCGGGCAGGTGTCCCGGTTCAGACAGTTCAGGCAGCAGTTGGAACCGTGCCACTCGCCGTATCGGTAGTCATGGTCATACATCCGCTCCGCGTTCTTGCACATCCGGCCGGTGTGCTCACACTTCCGGTGCGCCATTGTGTAGTAGGTGGAAAACTTCCGCACCTCGTTGATGGAATAGGACCTGTTCTTGTCGATCATCCAGTCCAGCAGCCGGTACTGCTCATCAAGGTCCATCCGGGCGATCAGCAGGGCCGCCGCCTCCGGGATCTCGTTGTGCTTCCAGCGTTCCACAATACCCGGCACCTTGAGGCCGTTTTTAATGGCCGACAGGTTGGCGACCTTGGTGGCCTTGACTTGCAGGGCCTCCGCCACATAGTCCCGGATGCGCCCCGGAAGCTGCTCACCGGCCTCCCGGCGCTTGATGTAGGCCTCCGTCAGACGCTCCGCCTCGTCGGCCAGCAGGGCGTTGGACTTCACCCGCTGGCGGTTGGCCTCGATCACCGCCGCCTGCTCCTGCCCCTCCGACATGGGGGGCAGCACCCGGCAAAGCACGGTTGCCCACTGATCCGGGGTTTCCGTCTCCCGGAGGGCCTTAATGGCAGCCAGACGGCTGTGGCCGGAGATCAGGCGATAGGTGCCGGCACCGGCAAAAACCACCGTAGGCGGCTCCAAAAGGCCGTTGGCCCGGATGGAGTCCATCAAGGCCCGCAGTGCTTGAGGGTCAGGCGTCGGGTAAAAGTTCCGGGGGTTGTCCCGGATATCGTCAACCGGGATCTCCATCATGGTGTCCGATTCGGACCGCACCGGCTTAATGCCGGCAGCAAACTTGGAGATGTCAAAATTTTTGCCCGCCATGCTGCTCACACCTCCTCCATCAACTCCGCCGCCAGCGCCCGGTAGTCCCGGGTGGCGCTGCTGCCGGGGCTGTACGCCCGCAAAGGCAGCAGCGTTACCGTGCTCTCCGGCACTTTGTCCGTCCGCCGGATCTTGGTCCGGCATACCGGCACCTGCATGGCCGCCAGGACTTTCTCCGCCTCCGTCACCACGTCGGAGGTCCGGGTCTGTGTCATCAGCGCCCGGACCCGCAGGCCCGGCCGGGCGGCGGCCAGCTTGCCCGCCTGCTCCGCCACGGCGTGGACGCCGTCCAGGCTGAATTTGTCCGCCAGCACCGGGATCAAAACCTCGTCAGTCGCCAGCAGAGCCGCCACGCTGGACACCGTGTAACCTGGCGGGCAGTCAAAGATCATCCAGTCCGTGTCGCCGTCCTCCCGGGCGGCATCCACAAATCCCCGCAGCCGCTCCGGGGCGCTGGCCCCGTCCTTGATGGCCTGAAGGTCCAGGTCGTATAGGCCGGAGCTGCTGGGCAGCAGTTGGATGTTGTGCCGCAGCGGGATCAGGTTGTCGCTCCACACTTGCTCACAATCCCCGGTCAGGATGTCTCCCGTGGTGGTCACATCCGCCTCGATGCCCGGCAGGAAAAAGCCGGTCAGGTTGGCTTGTCCGTCGCAGTCCACCAGCACGACCCGTTGCTTGTAGTCGTTGGCTAAAATATCAGCCAGATTGATGGCGGTGACGGTCTTTCCCACCCCGCCCTTGTTGTTCATGATCGCGATTGCTCTCATACTTCACCTTTTCCCCTTTATCGCTCAAGTCTTGAGTTTTTTCGTGTAGTCAAAATGCGGCTCCCGCCGTGGCTCCGTATGCAGTGCCAACTTCGGCCAGAAGGCCTCCCGCCAGTTGTAGTCGGTAATGGGATTGCAGAACTCCACCGTGTAGTACCGCCCCGCGGGGTGGATGTAGATCACCCGCGACCGAATCGGCCCTACAGTGCCCAGCCCGTTGGTCGCCTCCAGCGTCGGTTCCAAATGCAAAATATCTCCAACTTGCATATTGTCACTCCACATAAGCCGGGTTAAACGTGTTGGTCTCCGGCCAAAAAGATAAATCCAGGCGTCCGGTGCTGCCGTGGCGGTTTTTGGCCAGGATGACCTCCGTCCGCTCAGGTGCGCCTTGCTCCCGCTTGTAGTCCGCCCGGTAATAGTCCGGGCGGTGAACGAAGATCACGCCGTCGGCGTCCTCCTCCATGGCACCCGTGGCCCGTAGGTCTGCCAGCGTAGGCCGCTTGTCCGTCCTCTGCTCATTCTGCCGGTTGAGCTGTGCCAGACACAGCACCGGCTGGTTAAGGGACTGGGCCAGCCGCTTGAGGGCGTGGGCGATCTCTCTTGACTCGTCCGTGTCCTGCCGCTTGCCGGGGCGGAGGATCAGGCCAAAGTGGTCAACCACCACCAGCTTGACGTCCCGGCCCGCCCGAGCAACGGACGTGATCCGCTGGACGCTCTGGGCGCGGCCGTTGGTGCAGTAAAACGGCGTGGCTGCCGCCTTGCGAGTGGCCTCGATCATCCGCTTGTACTCATCTGCCGTCAGGGTGTCCATCAAGATCAGCTTGCTGTCCACCTTGCTCAGGCTGGACAGCCGCCTTGCCATGATCTGCTCCCTGGACATCTCCAGGGAGAAATAATCCACCTTGCCCACCGTCTGGGCCACATACTCCGCAATGCTGACGCCCAGGGCGCTCTTGCCCATACCGGGGCGGCCCGCCAGGATGTACAATCCATCCTGCACCATGCCGCCGCCCAGCAGCTTGTCCAGAGCCTTGATGCCTGTCCGGACGTATGGGATATTGCCCTCGTCGATCTTGGCCCGGTAGTCCAGAAATCCGTCTACCTGCTCCTTGGGAGCAAGCAGCTCACTCTCCAGGCGCTGGCTGCTGGCCGTCATAGCCGCGTCCAGCTGAGTAAGCACCTCGTCCTCTGGGGCCTGGTCCGCCAGGGCCGCCAGCCCGTCCTCCAGCGCCGTTTTCAGCTCGCGCCGCCGGGCAGTCCCGGCCACGATCTCCGCGTACTCCGCCACGTTGGCAGCGGTGGGCGTGATCTCCATCAGCTGAGCCAGAAACTTCCGCAGCGTCTTCTCCTCCGCCAGGCTCTGCCGCAGCGCCTCCGCACAGACCGTCAGGCCGTCGATGGGCTGACCGTCCCGGTCCATGGTCACGATCACCCGGTACAGGTCCTGGTTAAGGGCCACGGAGAAATCCGACTCCCGCAGGATAGCCGCCACCCGGCGGACGCATCCGCTGTCAATCAGCATGGAGCCAAGGACCGCCTGCTCCGCCTCCACGCTGGCAAAATTACTCATACACGTCCACCTCCTGGCCGTCAATGATCCGCTTGCCCACGTAGCGCCGCCGGGGCGGCTCCGCCTTCTGGTCCGATTCGGACCGCTCCGGAGTGGTGTCCTTCCATCGCTCGTTTTTGAGCCACCGGCAGGCGTAAGGGATGCCGATGCCCCGCCGCCAGGTCTCGCTCTTGCTCTGGGTCTCCAACGCCTGGGTCATGGTCTGAATGAGGGCCTCATCCGGCTTGAGCCTGTCCCACTCCCGGACAGCGCCCACCCGGTCCTCGGCCCGGCCACGGGTCCGGTACAGGTTCCAGAAGGCCTCAAAAGCATCCGGCATCCATGCCGGTGTTGACTTGCTTTTTCGTGTTTTCACACGCATCCCCTTTGGGGGGATTATAGGGGGATATATACTTGTATTCTTAATACCTTTATATTCCTCCGGATTTTTCGGGATACCCTCTCCCGATTTTTCGGGGGAGGTATCCGGATTTTTCGGGATACCTCCCTGGACCTCCTCGCCATGGATTTGGGGTCCATTTTTTGCCAGAATTTGCCCCAGAAAAATCCGCCTCTGAACCACATCTCCGGAGGCACCGAAACGCCGGATCATCTCCACCCTGATGTGTCCGCAGTCCCGGAGCTGGCTTACCAACTCCGAGACGGACTTGTCCGTCAAATTGCAGACGCCCATCAGCTGCTTGTTAGTGGCGTAGCAGTATCCGCTGCTCTGCGCCAGCCGCACGATCTCTCCATACAGCAGCTTTGCGGCAGGCCGAAGCCTGTCATCGTACAAGACCCCGGCGGGAATGACGGCATACAAGCCGCCCATCGTCAGATCATAAGCCATATTGCCCCCTTATCTTTCCATCCGATCCACGATCCGCAGCGGGATCGCCGCCACCGTCGCCACGCCGACGACCATGAAAAACATTGCCCAACCGGTCACAGGGAAACACCTCCCTCCCGGCAAAAATTAGGGCTTGCGTGTGGCGTGGATCTTGTGCTATAATTGATACATCCAACAGTGGTTGATCCAATACCACACACTTTTTCCCTTGAACGCTCTGAGGTGCCAGCCTCGGGGCGTTCTCTTTTTGCGCCTGAGTAGATCACCTGATAAATGGCCGCCATGGTCTCCCGCAGCTCCACCACGATAGAATCAAACTCCGGCCGCTCAGCCTCGTCGATCACGCCGTCCTCCGCGATCCGGAGCAGGGCGTCCAGTCGGCCCGTCGCGTCTTGCAGACGGTTCCGGAGGGCAATGCTCGCCATTGGCAGAGGCCTTGGCGTCACCTCCGGCATCACGCCCAGCGTGTCCGTGGCCTGCGCGTGCTCCAGCGCCAGCCATGGCAGGTGATACACCTCCACCATCTTGGCCACCGTCTCATTTGAGGGCACCCGCCGTCCTCCCTCATATTGTTTTAGACTTTCGGAAGAAAGTCCAAGCAGCTCCGCTGCCTGTTCCTGCGTCATTCCGGTACTCAGCCTTGCCCTTTGGTACAAATTCGGGTACTTTCGCTCCATTGTCTTTTCCTCCTTCCTGCGCTACCATGTAACCATCCACCGTGCCAATGGTACAATGGGGATGATGTAGCGCTTCCCCACCTTCTTGGCCGGGAAGCCGTCATTGTGGACCAGCGCGTCCCAGTCCAGCCCCAGCAGCTTGCAGGCCTGATCCTTGGTCAGGACCTCCTGCTCCGGGAATTTCGCCTGTAAGGATTGCAGCTGATCCCGGAAGCTCTCACGCTCTCGTGCCATGTCCGCTCCTCCCTTCTCACGCGCTTTCCGTCCGCTGGACGATCTCCTCAATGGGGACGCCGAAGATCAGCGTCATGCGGAAAACTCTCTCCAGCTCCGGAGTCCGCTGGCCCAGCTCCCACTTGCTCACCGTGGGGACGGTGACGCCCAGCTGGTCAGCCAGCGCCTTCTGGGTCATGCCAGCCGCCGTCCGCAGCTCCTTGACTCTGTTAACGATCATGATTGCTCCTTTCCCGCCTTGACGGCGTTGCCCCGGTGTGATATATTGTCCTCGGGGCTATGTCCTTTGTGGATATAACTTATCACTCAATTTAGCGTTTGTAAAGTATTTTTCGCTATTTTTAATGATTTTAGAGGTTTGCACAAAAATGAAGCACATAGGCTTGTACAAATCCCCAAATATAGCGGATTGCGTTAAAGCCATGGCTAAGACGCAAGGTGTGACAATCAAAACCATGCTAACAGACTTAGAATTGGGCTCCAATACAATGTCCAATATGAGGCATGATCGGATGATTGCCGCAGACAGCCTCGCCAAGATCGCTGATTATCTGGACTGCTCCGTGGACTACCTCTTGGGCCGCACAGACGACCCGCAGAGCCACCGGAAGGAGTACGGATGAAACGCTACGAAAAAAACTTGAAGCGTCTGCAAGCCCTGACCAAAAACGGAAGCGAACCTGCAGATCTGAACGAGGCGGAGCTGGATGAACCAAGCGCCTATTTGCTCAAGTCTTTAGGGCTGGCCGAGCTGATCCCAGCCGGGGATAATGAATTCTGGATCACGCTGACTGACGATGGCGTTACCTACTTTATCGACAAGGCCAACGCACGGGCTGACTTTGTAAAAAATTACCTTGCCAACTTCGTAGTGGGCTTTCTTTCCGGCGTCCTTGCTACAGTAGCTGCAGCCTTGATAAGACAAGCAGTGCTGCGATAATTCCGCAGATATAGCCAAAGACGTAAGTCCCTTTCATTCCTTGCGCCTCCTCTCTTGATGTTCTGGCCCCGGTGTGGTATATTGTCCTTGGGGCTATGTCCTCTATGGCTATATCATAATTCTTGATTCAATAATTGTTAATGCATAATTCGTGAATTTCATGAATTTGTAGCCTTATACAATTATCGTTTCAATAATTGTATATTTTGTGGAGGTGGTACCAATGGATGCCGTAGACCGTATTTTTGCACTGGTCGAGCAAAAATACAAAGAACAAAAGGCATTTGCCGCCGAAATTGGTGTTGCGCCGTCAAAGGTAAGCGAGTGGAAAAAGCGAAAAGCGCAATCGTACACCCGGTACCTGCCTCAGATCGCGGCAGCGCTGGACACCACGGCGGAATACATTCTTACCGGGAAAGAAGAAAAAAGCCCGCCCCCCGAAGGAGGCGGACTGGCGCAGGAATTTGCCCGGATTTTTGACCAGCTATCTCCGCAGGCTCAAAATGAGATCATTGCGGAGATGCTAAAGCGGCAGCGGCAAGAGAAATGATCTCTGCCTGATCCGCGGGGGACAGAGTGACAAACAGGTCCAGTGCGTAGGCGGTGTCCGATTCGGACACCGTGCGGGTGATCTGGTTGCTCATGGTGATGCCTCCCCAACATATATTCAAGGCCCAAGCCTCGGGCCTAATTTTAACAGATTGGATGTGGAGCGAATGAAAAGGGGATTTTTAGCCGGAGTTCTGGCGACGCTGCTGGTCATGTGCCTGGTCAGCACGGCAGGCGCTGCCAGCGGCAAGGTACAGCAGGAAATTGAGTATCGTGATATCAAGGTATCTCTGGACGGTCAGGTGCTGGATCTGCGGGACGCCAAGGGCAACACCGTTGAGCCCTTCATGTTCGCCGGGACGAACTACATCCCTGCCCGCGCTCTGGCGGAGTCTCTGGGCCTTCAGGTGGCGTGGGACGGCTCCACCGCTACCGTAGTGCTGACGCATCCGGAGGCCTCCAAGCCTACCTACATCACCCGCACCGGCAGCAAGTACCACAACGATCCCCACTGCAACGGCGGCACCTACTGGGAAGTGCCTTACAGCACCGCCACCGGCATGGGCCTGACGCCCTGCGACAAGTGCGTCCACTGATCTATGGGCTGGAGATATCGCAAAAGCGTTAAAGCAGGCCCGTTCCGCCTGAACTTTAGCAAATCCGGCATAGGGTACAGCGTCGGAAGCAAACGCTACCGCGTCACCAAAACCGCCAAGGGCACCGTCCGGGAGACCGTCACGCTGCCCGGTGGCCTGTCCCATGTGACGGAGCACAAAATCGGCAGCGGCGCAAAAACCAGCGCTCCCCAGCGCCGCCCCCGGTTCCGAGCAAAGATCGTCTGGGGCGTGCTGTTTCTCATAAGCGGCGCGGCCTATGGCGTCAAAGATCCGGAAACGGCATGGTTGACGTGCCTCGTGGGAGCCGTCCTGATCGGATGGGGCGTGTGCATCCGCAGAAAACTCAAAAATCCGGAACGTCCTGTTGCTGAGACGTCAGAAGAAGATAAATAAGTAAGTGCCCCGTCGCCTCTGCAACAAGCGGCGGGGCACTTTGCGTTTCCGGCAGAGGGGGCGTCTGCCTGTCCGCATAGAAACCGTACCAAAAAAGACTGTAAACCTGCAAGGCCCACATTGTGGCTTTGCGTAAAAATAAACGGGAAAATCTATGTACTTTGGGAGGCCAAATCGTGACTTTACAGGAAATATGCGCAGAGCGCAGGGAAAAACTGGGTATCACCTATCAGAAAATTGCCGACCAGAGCGAATTGCCGCTCTCCACCGTCAAAAAATTTTTCTCGGCGGAATCCAAAGCGCCGTCCTTCTATGTGGTGGCCGGGGTCTGCAAGGTTATGGGCATCTCGCTGGACGAATTTGTGGGCATCGGTGACCACTTGACCGCCGACGAAAAGACCTTACAGGAGCGGGCAGACGGTCTGGAGCACCGGCTGGAAAACAAGCGGCAGACCATCGGCCTGATGGATGAGGAGTTGCACAATCTCCGCCACTCCGTGGCGCTCTACCGGTTTATCATCCTCGGCCTGTCCCTGCTGATCGTGGTGCTTGTCATCTGGTGCATATATGTGGATTTCCACTGCGCCGACTATGGCATCTGGCGAGGATGACCCATGGCACGCTATCCTAAATACTACGTCCGGCCTGACGGTCTCCATGAGACGATCCTCCGGATCAACGGCAAGCGCAAAGCCTTCCGGGGGAAAACCGATAAAGAAGTCTGGGAGAAGGTCAAGGCCTTTGACCGGGAGGCGGACCGCATCGAAACGGAAAAGGCCGCCGTATTTGAGAAAATCGCGGACGCATGGTGGGCGGAGATCGAACCGACCTTAGAGCACAATACCCAAAAAAGCTACCGTCCGGCGCTGGCCCGGGCAAAGAAAGAATTTGCCGGACGGCCCCCCGGCGAGATCACCGCGAAGAAGATCGACCAGTATATCAAGGACTTCTCCGCCACCCACGCCCGGAAGACTGTGGTGACGCAGCTCCAAATTATCCGGCAGATCTTTCGCAAGGCCGAAGTGGACGGCATTGTGAGCTATAACCCGGCCAGCGCCGTGAAGCCGCCCCGGAATCTGACGCAAACCCACCGAGACGCTCCGTCTCCGGAGCAGATCGGCCTCATAAAAAAAGGCGCAGGCCTTCCCTTCGGCCTGTTCGCCTACCTCGTTTATTACACCGGTTGCCGCCGGGGTGAGGCGCTGGCCCTCACCGGCGCCGACATTGATCGAAAGAAAAATCTTGTGCACATCAAAAAATCCGTGTATTATGTAGGCAACTCGCCCCACATCAAGCAGCCGAAGTCTGACGCCGGATGCCGGGACGTTCCGCTGCTTCCGGCACTGGCCCAGCTGCTCCCCAAAAAGCTGGGGAAAGGCTACCTGTTCGCGGAGCCGGACGGCAGCCTTCTGACAAACGATCACTTCACCTCGCTGTACGATGCCTACCGGGACGCCAGCGGCGTCACCGTCACGGCGCACCAGATCCGACACGGCTACGCCACCGCCCTGCTGGAAAGCGGAGTGGACCCCAAAACGGCGCAGGTGCTTCTTGGCCACGCCCAGCTGTCCACCACCATGGACATCTACACCCACGTCCGGGACGGCCAGCTGAAGGCCGCTGCGGAAAAGATGGAGAAAGGCTTCTGA